TTTACCTGTAATTCATTTACCGTTACTAACTTTTATTTTTATTCTCATATTGTTTTTTAAAATAGATAAAACATATTGTAAATGCTACCGCAAAAAATACATCTAATATACCTGGATGAATAAACAAATTATATATACTACATACGAAAGCAACTAAAAATATAAAACGATTCAATTTTCCTCCGTTCCTGGGCTTGGCACCTTTAATTTAATAATAAATACTAGTACATAAAGTACAGATGCTATTAAAAAAATTCCATCCGCTATTGTTGCTGTTTCCGTCTGGAATGCATATAAACACTTCACAACAAAAGCACAAATTAAAATATTAGCCATTTTCTTCATTATTTATTTTTCGCCCAAAATGTAATATACTGAATTTGCTAGATTCATTGAGTAACCGTATTAGGTTGCTCTTTTTTTTGGGTTACTTCCTCCATTTTCTTTATTTAATACGGTATGTAAAATTATTATTTGTTCGGTCCGTATTTTTTTCTGAGTTCTTCTAATTCAATTTTCTTTTGTTCGACGTCTAAACGAAGAAACAAACTATCTCCTCGTAATTTTTTTATAGGGTTTAACTTCCCACTGGAGATAAGTTGATACATTCTTTGTCGAGTAACTCCTAATATTTCCGATACTTCTGAGGTAGTGAGAACTTCATTAAAAATGAAGTCCTCAACCTCTTTTCTGTTGTTTAATTGATATTTCATAGATGCACCTCGTTATTTTGCTTTTAATAAGATGTAAGCTAATGCTATTAGGTCAATGATGATCGCGCCAACAATAGCTGGTGTACTGTCTAATAATGATGCTACATTTCCTAAAATCATGACGATTAATACAATAATTAACATTTTTTTGTTCATGGTATATTCTGAAGGATATGTGATATAATTTTTATTAAGACATCAGCTAACTTTCGTTAGCCGACATCCGTTTTTTACTCAAACCATTCTAATTATTCTTCTGATTTTTTGCTTCGTAGGGCACTTATCAGAACTATAATTTCTAGAATGGTTTTTATTATTTCTAGTATATCCTTCACTTATCTCACCTCCTTATATACTAATTATACTAAAACACTTTACAATTGTAAAGTGTTTATACAAAAAAATATAATGATTTTTTTAAAAGTTAAATGAAATAAGAAATCCCCTTTACCATGTATAGATAAAAGGGATTTTACTTTAATTAGAATAATTTGTTCCACGTTTTAGGGCCAACAATTGAATCTACAACTAAATTATTTTTTCGTTGAAAATTTTTAACTGCTTCCGCTGTTTTAACGCCAAATATTCCATCTGCAGTAACACCTAATTTTTGTTGTATTAGTTTTACTTGCCCACCTCTATCACCTAGCTTGAGTGTTCCAGTAAAAGTAGGTTTGTTTACAGTATCAAATCGAGTAAGTTTAAATGAATCTATTAAACTTATCAATTTATCTGAATAATGCGGATCTGTGCAATAACCACTGTTCTTAACTGCATGGGCAGCCTTTTTATAATTCTTTTCCCCTAAAACAGATTTATATTTATTTCTGTCCCAAGATACACCATTTTTATATAGTTTTCCTAAGTCTTGTAATGACTCCAAGAAGGATGGATATTTTCTAAATGGAGCCATAATGTGATATGGGACATCGTCTTTATATTCTGTTGTCGGCATCACGATTGATTGGCCATTATACGATCCTTTAATACCAAATAGATTATTAGCTTTCAAAGCTAATCCGCTTTCTGCAAAATGACTTTCTAGGCAGCTTTGAGCAATAATTAAAGAAGCGAGGATATTGTAATCCCTCGCAACCTTTTGAGCATATGGAGCAACTTTATTTATAAAATCCACGATAATTCCCCCTTAATTATTTCATTTATTAAACGGTTGGAGTAGCAGCTTTTAATTCTTCTAATTGTTTTTCTATTTCTGCGATTTTTGCTAATCGTTCAGCTTCAAGTTGCGCTAATGCATTATTATCAGATTGTTGTTGTGTTTCATCTTCAGTAATTGATTCTGAATCCGTATTTCCTTCAAGTGCATCATCTTCTAATGGTTCTGGTTGCGCGTTAGTGATAATGTGTTGAGTTACTTGTTGCGTAGATTTTTGTTTACCATCCACGTAACTTTGACCGAAAAGATAAGCCATAATAACTCCAGTAAAACTTAGTATTGTATCGGACGGAACTTTCAAACCTAATCCTTCGTTTAATACAAGTAATACCGCTGATACAACTGCCATCCAAAACTTACGAGATTTTATTTTTTCCATTTTAATAGCCTCCTATTAATCAAATAATTTATTTTTTATCTTTAGTGCTTAAATCAGTATTTTTAAGTTTATTAGCTAAATTCTTTGTCTAAATTATCAATTCGTTTATGAGCCTGTTTGGTAGATTCTTCTAGCCTAGTAATACGTTCACCATGAGCTGATAGAAGCTTTTCACTAGCCTTTTGGTCAATCCTGATGTCATCTACACCTTTACTTATATAGTCGAGTCTTGCTTTAATCTGAGCATCCTGTTGTGTATCATTTTTCACTTCTTTTTGTTTGTTGTATTGATAAGCAAACCAACTTACCACTAATCCGCCTGCTGCAATCACTAACCCTCCATCAATTGTCACTACGCTCACCTCTACCTTTTTTAGACATAAAAAATACACCAACTAATTAGATGGCGTAAAATGTATTATTGGACTAAATATTTCTTATGTTGCTCACGTTTTTTCTCTTCGCTTAATTGAGCATATATTTGCGTCGTACTAGCCTGTTCATGTCCTAGTAATGCTTGTACAGCTGCTAGTTCTGCTCCGTTATTCAATAGCAAGGTTGCAAAAGTATGTCTTAAAACATGCGGATGTACTCGTTTCTCTAGTCTAGCATTTTTAGCAATAATTCCAATCTCTCTTTGTATTCCACGTTTTGATAATCTACGATACGGTTTTCTTTCTGTGATCATCAAAGCTTCTTCTTCGTCATTTCTACTCATTAAATACTTTTTCAAATGGTACATAGCCTTGAAACTTAGAAAAACTTCTCTTTCTTTATTACCTTTGCCAATTACATGAAAACTCATTGATTGATAGTTGATATCATTTCTATTCAAATCGTGAATTTCAGAAAGTCTACAACCAGTTGCATATAATACTTCTAAGAATGCTCTTTGTCTATTGGTTTTGCAAGACTCACGTAATAATTCTAGTTCTTCAATACTCAACGCTTTTGGTAATCTTTTTTCTTTTTTGGGAGGCTTAATCTTTGATGAAGGATCACGTTGAATTATTTCTTCTGCAGTTAACCAACTAAAGAAACTCTTTAGTACAGATAACTTCTTTGAAATAGAACTTAATTTCAAATAATTGTAGTTTCCTAGAAACACGCGAATGTCTGAAGTCGTAATTTCATTTGTTCGCTTTTTAACCTTTTCAGCAAATATATTTAATTCTAATTTATAACCATCTAATGTTATTGGACTTAGGCCCTCCAACTTTTTAGAAGCTAAAAATAGTTCGATTTTTTGTTGTAAATCTGGATGTACCGTATCTTGTTCTACTTTCGTTACGTGATATTGTGTCATTATGCTAGATAACTGGTTTCTCGTTCCATTTACATTAAGAGTTGGAATCGTGTCGTAAAGCATAGCGATAATTTCAGATAACATTTGTTCGCCAGCCATATGATTATTCATTACTTCATCTCCACATAACTTACTTGTTATTTACTACACTGTTTTGTCCTACTTTGTCATAACGACATAAAAAATACACCTATTATGGTGTTTACATTGGTTGACCTCTATCTCGTTCAATTGACTTAATACAGTGGTCTTTTTGGAATAAATTCAAGAATTTACACATTAAGTTACAAAACGGACAATCATGCTTTGCTAAATGCTTTCCCATCCTACTACTAATCGTTTCGTCTGGATCTCCACCAGTAAGTGCATTACCTAATTGATCGAGTGCAATTAATATATTCCATATCCATCTCTTCATATATTTCACCTACCACACAATGACATCCACTTCTTGATTCGTTGTTGCAACTTCTACTTGTAGTTGAAGTGTATTTCTTAATTTGCTAATTTGAGAGTTTATATGTTGGAAAACTTGTAATTTCAATTGACTAAATGTTGTCTTATCAATCACGATACGCTCGATTTTATTTATTTCATTGTTTGTAACTGTCCATTCTGCTTCAGTAACAAGTCCATCTCTAAACAATGTATCTACACCTTGAAAATTACTCTGCGCTTCTAATGAACAAGAAAATTTGTATGATATTGAATTAATTGTAAAGTCAAATCCATTTGCGATAGTTTGATTACACGCTTCTTCCAATTGAGACATTTTAGTAGCTTTAACCGTCTGTAAGTCAGCAATAGATAAATCTAATTCCTTATATTTATCATCTGCACTTTTTAGTGAGTCTTGTAAAAGCGTTAGATCATTCTTTTGTTTGTCATACTCATCTTGTGGAATATTTCCAAAAACAATCTGTTTAGCGTCCACTGATGGATTATCTGAAAAAATAAGAAAGTTCCCCTCAGTGATGGTTTGTTCTTCAATTAACGTGAGGTTCGCATTTTCTTGTATAAATTGATCCCGTTCCTCGGGATTTGAATATTCTTTAATGGTTCGCATGAATCATCCCTCCTTAATATCCTGTGGTATTGACTCCTGTTGGTGCCAATATTCCAAATGTTAGACTACTTCCAGAGAATCCTACGTTTGTGTTCCCCGTTTGAGCTCTACCATATACGGATACGACGTCCCCTACATTTAAGTAAATATCCTGCGTGTAAGTCACACCAGCAATACAGGTTGCATAGGGTAATTGTTGTTCAGTTCCCTGTGGGACTCCGTTTATATAGAGCTGGCTATAATAATAGTTATTGTTTGCATTCCCTTGAAAAAGATAACTAATCCGATACATTCCCGCTGTTTGAATAGTAGTTTCTTTTACTTTGGTTGCGGTCGTTCCCGTTTTCGAGACACTAGTACTATTATTAATCGCGAGTAAATTCCCTGCACTAAATGCAGGTACATTCCCAGTCACTCCACCAATGGTAACCCCGTATTTAATATTACCTGGAATTAACTTTAGTTTATCTACTATTTTTAAACCACCTGCTCCATCTCCGGGTCGATTAAATCCTTGCACTGACATTAGAAGTCTCCCCCTTGTGCTGTAACCTCCCAACCTGCTGCAACGGTTGTTCCTATTGTTGCATATAGTTTGTATCCTGGAGGTAGAACTAAGGATCTATTATCATTAGGTTGACGAACTATTACTTCTGATTGTCCGTTAACTTCTGAAATTGTTGTAGATGGTAATGCTACATCTGCATACAAAGTATTATTTACTGCAGTTGTACTTACTGATCCATTATTTATAAAAATTCTTAAAGCACTAGCTACATTGGTTCCAAGAGGTAAAGCTTTTATTTCATCAATTCTAGAACCATTTGGTCCTGCCGTATAAATTAAAACAGCATTTGTTGTTGTGCCGTCATGATTTTTACTAGCAGTTGCATCGGCCGTTAAAACAGTTCCCCAATTTATTTTTGGTACATTTGGATAAATAGGAGCTATATTTGCTGCCATATTTTAAAAACCTCCCCAAGCATTGTTATAAAGATATAAAGTCGCGCCAACTTGCGCTGGAATTATTGCGCTAATTGTACCGCTAGAATCAACCGTAGTAGTTACTCCATCAGGCTTAACATGTCCAATGTGACCGACTGCCGCTTTATCAGCCAAATGTGCATTATTGTTTGTAACAATTTCTTGTAATGCACCTTCAACATCCGTAGCATTTATAATATTTCCTGCGTCAGCTACCTGAGAATCAGATGCAGTTAATTGCCCATTTCCGACAACACGACCATACTGATCTACAGTAACTTTAGTAAATGTCCCTGGTGCAACAACCCCTTGAACCAATCCTATGGTATTTCCAGCCTTTGATAGTGTTGAATCTACTCCAATTACTCCTGCACTTGAAAATTGAGTAAAACTTAATGAAGTTGTTCCAACTGTAATTGATCCGTCAGTTGATAAAACCCATCCCGTATCTGCCTGTATTGTACCTTGTTCTACAAAAGTAAATGCTCCTGAATTTAACTTAGTTCCGTTATCACTATCTGTTGAACGAGTCCAAGTTCCACTTTGGACATCGTATATTCCATTTTGTGATCCAGTAGTTTGATTTTTTACTAGTACTCGATCTCCTACTACAAGCAAAATTCCATCAATAGTTTGTGTTCCACTTAAACTGATATTCGTTGTTGTTGCAACCCTAACAGATTTTTTTACATCTAATCCACTGGCTACCGCATCAACATATTGTTTAGTAGCAGCTTGTAACGGTGTTGTTGGATCAGAATTTAGATTTAAAAAACCTGTCATTGTCCCACCACTTGGATCTAATTTTCCATTCCAAGCTGTTCTTTCGGCACTAGTGATGTGTTTGACACCATCATTAATATGAGTATTTAGATTATCGTTAACCCCTTTTAAAGCGTTACTTGTAGGAGCTTTAACCACACTTGTTGAGTTGGACACATCTTCTAATTGTACAACTCCACTAGCAGACGTACTGGCAGATGGTAAATCCGCAACAGTATGTGTATGAGTAGGTAACTGAGACAAAGGTAATTTAACACCACTATCTAGAGAAGCTACTCCATTAGCTGTTCCTTTTTGTGACGCATCTAACTTACCGTTCCAAGTCGTTCGTTCTGCTGAAGTTATGTGTTTTACATTATCGCTTGTATGATTAGTTAAATTATCATTTACTCCTTTTAGAGCGTTACTAGTAGGAGCTTTTGTTGTACTAATCGAATTATTTACATCCTCTAATTGAACTGCACCTTGTTGTGCAGTTGAAGCAGACGGTAAGTCAGTAGATGTTAAAGGTCCACCAGATGTTGTTCTCCCATATGTATCTACTGTAACTTTTGGATAAGTACCTGGTGTAACTAATCCTGCTTTCAATCCAATCTGATTTCCTACTTTGGATAAAGTTATATCGACAGTAATAACACCAGCGCTAGAAAATTGTGTCCAAGTAATAGCGGTTGTGTCTATAGTAATTACGCCATCAGTTGAAAGTACCCATCCGGTATCTGCATTAATCGTTCCTTGTTCAACGAATACAAAGGCACCTGGTGTTAACTTAGTTGATGAATTACTATCAGAAGAACGGTTCCACGAACCAGACTGAACAATATATATCCCATTCTGTGATGCTGTTGTTTGATTTTTAACTAGGACTCGATCATTAATTGATACAGTTATACCATCGATTGTTTGTATACCGCTCAATGTAATATTTGTCGTTGTTGCAACCTTAACAGACTGTTTAATTTCTAGACCAGAAACAACCGAATCTACATACTGCTTAGTAGCAGCATGTAAACTATTTACGGGATCCGCATTTAAAGTTAAAAAACTCGTCATTATATCCCCGTTTTTATTAACTGGTGTATATCCAATAGCATCTTGTTTACTGTTCCAATTTGACCGTTCTGCAGATGTAATGTGTTTAACACTATCATTTTTATGATTAGTTAAATCTGTATTTATGGATGTGATCGTGTTATCGATTATGTCCATGTTCTGATTGATAATTGAAATATCAGCACTATCGTTTAATGCAGGTTTAACTAAATTTAAATTAGTTGTAGTGGTAGACATTAACTCCACCTCCTTGTATTAACATCGTTCCAAGTGAATCCCTTAACATTTCCCCAAGTAGTTGCTTGTAATTCTTGCCACATAGTATAAGAATAAGCGAATTCCATTACTAAATGAGCTTGTTTAATTTCGTGTAATACTTTTTGTAAATCTTCTATATTAGGAGGAACACCTCGTGCTCCAATAAATTTAACAACGAATCTATATTCTTTAGGAAACTCAATTACTTGAACTTCTCCATTGCTGTAAGATTCAGCAACTGACTTTATTAGGTTTGGTGTAGTTGTACCTGATCCTCTATACTTACCTAAAACACGAGATTGCCTATTAGATATTGGTTGTCCATTTTGTGTGCTTAACCCAACTAATAGCTCCCAACGATTCAGTTCATTATTTGCAGATTCAATAAAGATTTCATCAAACATTTGCTCTGTTTGTTCATCGATTTTGCTAAAAATCTGTGACATCATTTTTAGTTTTATACTTAAATTACCTTCTTGTGTTAAATCTCCAAAATATTGAGGTGAATTAGGCCATAACGTACTAATATAATCGAATACCCCTTGTAAGTTATCCAATATTGTCACCCTTTCGTAATATTAATAGAGTTAATAACAGCTATCTGATTTACATCTAAAGTTATATTTGATGTTGGTAAAGTCAATGTAACATCGAAAACTTCGTCGACTTCTGTAACAACTTTAGTAATTTGGGAAATACGTACAACCCCTCCGACTCCAACGCTGTTTATGTAGTTTTGAACTGCATCTGTTATAGTCGGTTTTAAATCTGATACTGAATTAGAATAATAAGTTAAATTAATATTTATTGGAACTGTATTTGGTCCTGAAACCTCTACATCCGCACACGTTGGTCTTTTTGTAAAAATATAATCTTGGACAGCTGCAATTAGATCAGATGACGGTAACCCATTAGCCGATAATATAATTACGTCTACAGTCCCTGGTCCTCTTGATAACTCTATACAGTTTGCTGCAATTACTCCTGGCACTTCCATTGCCCATCGTATATAATCCCGTACACTTCCTCCATTATCTGGATGTTGAATAGATTCTAAAAATCTTGCTAATAACTGATCATCTGTTTCATTATCTGTTCCATCTGTTAACCCAGGAGAACATACGGAAATCGATTCGATCCCCATAACAGCAACACCTGTTTGAATTAAAGATGTATTTGCTACTAGGTTTCCTTTTGAACCGATATCAATCGAATTAACAGAAACAGTTACACTCAATTGACCTTTAACTAGTACTACATCATTCATCGTCATTACTGTGACAGTTCCATCAGTAGTCGAAAATGTAGTTCCGTTTGTAACGGTAATATCAAATGGTGCAGGAGTTGAACGAGATATAGTAATTTGACCTTGTGAGATACTACCAACCTTTCGAAAAATACCGCGTTCTGAAGCTCTCCTATCTAAATAGGTATCTACTAATTCCTCGCTGTCTGCAAAAAATAAGTTCATTAATCGTTCTTGCATATATGAGGCTTCTGCGGCTAATTTCGCAACTACTTCCCAGAAAGTTCGATTAGCAGAACCATCTTCCCAATCTGTTACAGGTGTATTTGAATTTTCTAATTCTGTTTTTATAAAATCTATCCATCCATTTTCGTCAGGAAACTGATATTCCGCCATCATCTGCCACCACCTGTATTACATTTGAATTTTCATCTGTAGTATTGTACTGATATGCAATGTGAATTATCGCTTTTCTTTGTTCATTTAAGACTTCAACGTCAATAGATACTACAGTGATTCTTGTTTCATATGATAAACAATCCGATATTTTTTGTTTTACTGTCTCGACCCAATCATCTGTCATAGGTTCTCCTAAGATATCAAATGCTCCATTTCCGTATGTGTCATCATAAAATAAATCACCTAAAGGAGTTGATAATCTTCTTTTTACGGATAAATCAACGTTATCGTTGTCATTTATTATTCCGTAATCCCCTGTATTATCAGACTGGATATCGTTATTCAGTAAAAGGTCTGTACCTGCCCAATCATCCAATAGAATCACCACCTATAGGGTTTGTTTAAGCTTAACTTTTGTTTGATTTGTTTGATATAAATCGTCCCGATATTGTTCTGCAGTATCTGGTCGAATATTTGTAATTTGAACGTCAGTTGTAGCTCCTGATTTAGAAAAGTCATGGACGACATGTTCGATATAGTACGTACCATCAAATCGACCAGTACCTTCTGTCATAACTTTTTTCTCAGCTTCTAAAGTTGGAAGTAAGTAAGAATTTACTGTAGCAGTTACAACATTCCTACTCCACTCTTTTAGATGCTTATTAGCAATTGAAGAGGCTAAAGCTATTGTTGTAGCTTTTGGATCATATACAACACGTTCTTTTACTTGTCCAACAATCTTAGTTAATGATTTATTTTCAGCAGTAGCTTGAATTAGCTTTTTTTTATGCCAATGTTTAACCGTAACTTTTGTTATGACATCTAGTGAACTATCGTCGTAATCGATTTTGCAGTTTACCTTTCCTGTTTTCCTACTAAATGTAAAAATATTTTTATCATCAGATTGTTGTCGAGGTCCAAAATACAACTCTTTATTTTTGGTTACATAACAAACAAAGCCCTCACGATCTGCGAGCGCCTGTAGTATATCCCATTCTTTTTTATCAGTGATCATTTCTTTAGATATGTCTGTTTCTCCTAATTGTCCAATGAATTTCAACTTGTATTTTTGTGCAAAATACTTGGCGATTTGACCGGACTTTTGATTTTTAAACGAAATCGTTGATTGTGTGTCTATCATTCTTGCAGAGTAGTCTCGTCCAATTAACTGCACTGTATTTGGATTCCCAAAACTTGGTTTAACTCCATCTATTTTTCCAGTAAATACATGAAGTAATTCTGATTTACTCCATTTGGTTTGATCTTTCACATAACCAATATAAATTCTTACTTCTTGTTCTTTTCGGAACCAATTTGAAAGCAAATTTATATTATCTAAGGTGATTTCAAACGAGTCCGCTGCCATGTACAATGTATTCTCAACTCGTATACTAATAATGTCTGTCCATTTAACTGTAACACCCGAAACTTCTAAAAGAGCTCTAGGGAAGTCCATATATACCTCCTATGGAATCTTAATCTTTTGTCCATTAGGAATCTTTTTAACGTTTTTTATCTTGTTATACCGTGCCAATTCTTGCCAAGGAACACCAGTTAGTTTTTGAATATGAATAAGATAGAATCCTGGTTTAATTGTAAAAGTCTTACCGCTATATTTGGATTTTCCCGCATAAGAACTTTTAATTACTGTAGATTTAACCATCGTTTTAGTATTTATTTTTTTAGTAGTTGTTGTTTTAACAATTGGTTTATCTTCTATTACTAGTTCAAGTGTATATCTTATATGATCAAATCTTCTTATAACTGGAGAAAAGCTTCTAATAGTCACATATTCATTCATAGGACCAAATGAGAAAGTTACTGGTTTGCCTAAGCGCTCAATATTTTTTATCTCATCTTTATATTTCATTGCATTCTTTCCTGTTAGAATGCCATTAAAAGACAGAGTATCTTCTCCTGGACCCATGTTTTGGTATTTAGGTTTAGCACCAGGAATATCAAGTTTCACTAATTCTTGATTAAAACTTGAAGTTATTTCTTGTTCTGGAGGGATTGGAAATTGAAAAGTACCTAATTTACAAACGTATGTCATTTATTTATCCACCTATCTTGCCAATAACTATAGGTCTGTGAAGATCTCCATTTAAAAATAAAATTATGACTTCATCGCCAACTTCTAGAGGCGTGTCACTTACTATTATTGGAGCAGACTCAGTTTCTATGTTAAAAATAGGTATTGCAACCACAGCCTCATTATTAGTAGTATCTAAGCTTGTTATAATACCGGATTGGGGAAATGCAGTATTCATATTTATCCCTCCCATACAGCTTGTTTTCTACCTCTAGATTGAATATATTTATCTTTAAGATTCAGCGCTCTTTCAATCCCTTTTTGAGCTTCATCAGCGCTATTTGCTTGAATGATTATTTTATCTATATGAACTGTTTTATTACCATTTTTATTATTGCTTCTATGGATGAATGATGTAGATCGACCTTTGGTTAATTCTGTATTTTCTTTTGCTGTTAAAACGCGTTCGCCTTTGTGTAATTCTGCAATATATCCGTCGAACGGAACATAACTCAATCCGGTTTTATGAGAACCATTAACTTTTTTACCTTTTTTAGAATCATTAAATCCAGAACTAAAACCACTTTTCACATCATCCCATGTGTTTTTAAAAAATTTCTTTCCTTTATCAATCGCGTTCGAAATTGCATCAGGAATCTTAGAAAATGTACCAGTCACATTATCAAGTGTTTTAGTTGCCCAATCTGTTACTGACTTATATAAACCATCAAATGATTTTGATGCAGTCTCCGGTAAATTACTCCACCAATTGGAAATTTTGGAAGGTAAATCCTGAAAATATTTAGTAACATCTGTTACAGTATTACTCGTCCACTTCTTGGCAGATTCATATGTATCAGAAAAAAACTTTTTCGCCTTATCTGGTAATTCTGATATATAACCAATTGCATAACCAATTCCATATCCTATATCTTTAGGTAAATTTTTAAATTCATCTGTTATTTTGGATATACCTTTTTTCACTTTTGTCTTAACTGAATCGAATGTTTTACTACCCCATTTTGAAATACCGTTTAAATTCCCACCAATCAATGCACCAGCAGCCATTCCTAACGGTCCAAAAGAAGTCCCGAGCAAACCACCTATTATAGCTTGTTTAGGATTTTTTTTTATCCCTTTCCAACCTTGAATAGATTTATCGATTACTTTTTTTGTAATACCTTTATGGTCAAGCCAAGTTCCCGCTTTGTTACCCAGCCAACTTCCTGCTGCAGCTCCTGCCATTGTTCCTACTGGTCCAACAAAAGAACCAAGAATACCACCAACAGCTCCACCATACAAACTCCCTACTGTTGAACCTCCATTTTTACTTAACGCTTTTTTCCAATTACTATGTTTGGCTTCTTGGTACATGTCATATCCAGCAAACCCAACACTAGCTACTGTTCCAGCTATACCAAGTGCTTTTCCTCCAAATTTAGCCAACTTCCCTAAGTTTCCTAATTTAAATAAATTCCCTAATTTGGCGAACTTGGAAAGACGACCCGTTTCTGCCAGTTCGGCTTCTGCAGTACTAACTTCTCCTGCAATACCTCTTCTGTTCAATTTGTACCTTTTTCCTTCTCCTAAATCACCTAAACTAGTATTATCTAAAATATTCCCTTTCAAAAATACATTTGAGGCTTTAATATACATAGAATTTGTCTTTGACAATGTCTGAGATTCAATCCCTTTAGTAGTTCTATTAAATTTTCCCCATATGCTTTTTGACCCATTTGCTGCTAATTTATTAATTCCTAATACTGTTTTAAGTGGTGATAATAGGACTTTCCCTAAACCCCCTACTGCAATTTTTGTTATACCTGTTGCAATAGAAAAAGCTGCTAATCCAGCAATAACTCTTCCTGTCCACATGACTAAGGTTTTGTGTTGATCTAACCATTTACCTAAACTAGCAATCAATGGATTTACAACTGATATTAATTTAGTTGCGTCATCCAGTAATGGTTTACCAAATTTAGCACCTAAATTAGATAGATTAGATTCAAAGGCCGCCATCTTTTGATGGAATGTTTTTCTATACTCGTCGATTCCTGTTTCAATTGGTTTAACCTTTTTCGAATCTTTTTGTAGATTCTTCATAGCTTCAGCGTTGATAGAAACGGCTGCAGCTATATCTCTACCTTGCTCACCGAAAATCGATTTTAAAGCAGATTCGAAGGTCTGGAGACCGTGTGGTTTATCCTTATATTTTTCATATGCGTTAGCGAGATTTCCAAATATGGCAGTAGAATCTTTGACTGTTCCATCTTTATTATGGAATACATCTCCATCAATAGATTCATATTTTCTTCTTCCTGTCTTTGTAAGAGACCATTTAGCATTCTTCAAGAATCCTAACTCATCCATTGCGTACAATTGTTGTGAAATACCTGTTTTACCATGTCCAAGCCATTCATAAGGATTTAAGCGAGAATAGAAGTCTTTTAAATGTACACCACCTACAGAACCCTCTAAACCAAATCGAGCAGCTAATCCTTGCGTCATCATTACATCTTCTGTTTTTGCACCTTGTAGCCTACCAACTAAGTTAAAGTACTTAGATGATTCAAACAACGTCCCGACATCAGCACTTGTAACTGTAGCCACTTTATTAACGGTCTCAGCATACTTATTTAATCGATCAGTAATAAACTTATTTTCTTGTTCTTTTGTTCCTAAATGGTATTTCTTTCTGTCTGCATCGGTAACCATAGTTAAACCAGATTGTTCAGACATTTGAGCAAATTCTTTAGCTGTTGTTACTCCATCCGCTCCAGTTCTCTGATTTTCTAATTCTGCTAAATATGTAGACGTTTGGAGTACGTTCTTTATTTTTTGTTCATTAAGACCAGCTTTAGAAAGAGCCAACTCAATATCAATAACCTGACTTTTTCCAAAAATAGTCTTTTGGGATAGGCTTTCAGCTCTTTTTTCAAGATCCTTTAATCCACCATCACTAATACCAGCTAGCTTTAAAGTGGTTAATTTCGTTTGAAGTTCAGAAGCTTTTTCAATCGCTTTTTCAATCGGAAGTCCAAGAGCTGCGCCATATGCAACATTTCCAAATCCACTGTGCACCATCTTGTCCATTTTTTTCTCTAGAGCTTCAACTTTTTTATATGCTGCATCTGCACTTTTTGACCAATTATCGAAAGGATTCTTACTAGAAGACGATTGGCCAACTGATCTCATCGTTTGTCCCATATTTTTTAGTTGCTGATTTACTTTTTCAATTGCTGGAGTCATCATGTTAGTAGCTTTTAGATATAACGATACTGTAAAATCTTTTGCCATCTTTCTCTTCCTCCTTTCTAAAATGAAAAGAGAACTAGATTACTAGTCCTCTTCACTTTGATTTTTTTCTTGCTCGCACATCCACTCAAACGAATGCCAAATTGCATCTTTTTCTATTTTAGATAAAGTAAGCCATCGGTCGTAACTTACTCTACCGTCGAGTTGGACCCATTGGTAGAGTTCAAGTTCTGTAGCAAAAAAGCAGCCTGTTTTTCTGCATTATCTTTAACTTCTTTTGTAATTCCAAACATATTATCAAAAACTAAACCATAAAATTCTACATCCTGATCTTCCCAATCGTTAAATCGGTCCCTAGGATTTAAAGGTGGTGTATTACCATCAACTGTTTCTAGACAATTCGCTTTTATTAGCTCATCAACTTGCATCATAGCAATCCCATATGCTACACCTTCAAAATCAGTTTGAATCGTTGCCTGTGTGCGATCCGCTCTTAATGGCTTTCTAAATGTAACTACCTTTCCACTTGTTAATGTTAATGGTCCGTAAACTTGATTTGACATGTTATTTTCCTCCAATATTTTATATTTTTATTTTGTTAATAATTAAGATTGGTCAACGTCTTCAATTCCTGTTGCTCTAAAAGAAATACTATTATCAACAACTGCTTTTCCGCCTTTAACAGACATATCAAACTTCGTAAATAATACACCTGTTAATTTTACGCCCGCTTCTTGTGTAAGTCCTTTAAGGGTCGCTAAAGTTGACGAAGCACCACCTGCAGAAGTAGCGTTATTCGTTTTAAATGTCAAAGTTACACGATGCTGAGCAGAAAGATCTGTACCAACATCAATCTTGGATTGCCCGAAAATGGTTTTAACGATTTGCTCTCCAAACCAACCTCTTTTAAGCGATCCTTCAATCTTAATGTCACCTTCAAGTAAGTCTGGCATCCGAGAATTAGTAGACATATATTCTTCAATATCATGGGAAATACTATAGGAACCTTCTTGAAATTCTCCTGCAAATGTTTCTTTACCATCCGGTGCAACTAATCCAACTGTTACATCAAACCCTTGAATCGCTTGAGTTGATTTCACTGCCATTTAAATCACCTGTCTTTCCTTCAGTTTCTTCTTTTACTCCATTTAATTCACTAACTTCAGTCACTTCTTGCTTATCGATATTAGTTACCTTAGTAATAATATCTACTGGACAAGATGGAATACATAAGTCACATTCGATACATCCATCAATAACAATTGCTTTTGAATCTTTAATTTCTAAAACACCAATAGGGCACGCATCTAAACAAATAGCGCACCCTGAACATAATTCTTTATTAATGGTAATCATTTCATCACCTACTCATTACCTAATAGACGTTCAATACCATGATCTATAAAATCCGCTGCATAAATTGGACGAACACGTACACGAGTATTTAAAATACGATTCGCAATTGTTGTAGGAGTATTATTACTGCTATCACAAACGGTTGGTTTGTAATCGTAAATTTCTCCTTTACGTTTTAAGTCACTTAACATCATATCAATTTGTGTTGCTACTTTTGACCATAAAACAGGTGTATTTGGTTCTGAAATAGCCCATTGCGTTGAATTATAAATCATCATTTCGATTTTATCGAAGATACGACGAGTACTTACTTGACTCCATGCAGTGTCACTTGATAGATTCACTCCATTGCGAATACGAAAACCTCTACCATTTACTGGTGTAATTGGCATAACTTTTGCATTAGTAACTAATTGCAACTCTGCCATTGTTAATTGTCTTTCAGTGGATAAAATACCCTTAATTTCTTTATTAGATGGGCTCTCATGCTCTCCTATTACTGCTAATCTACCAGCTAAATAACCATCTGGTGATACAAGTGTACCTGGCGATTCTTGAGGTTCTACCCAAAGATAAGGAAATTCTACTCTTGCTGTATCTAATGAACTTGTGACAGCACTTACGTTAGCTGGTAATGTTCCTTTAGGTAAACTTGAAACTGCATTTCTTAAACCTTCCTCTAATCCTGCGTTAGCAGTATGAGTAATAAGAGCTGCTTGGACAGCTGCACTTGTTTGTTGAGCTGCTATAATAATGGCACAATTACAAGGTTCTAAAACTTTTAATCCTGTTCTGTTACCTGAAGAATCTATTGTTCCGATATAATCAGCATCTGTTAGAGATGCACCATCACTACCTCCAGCCAATGGAGTTGATGAAATTGGTTTAGGAAGTGTAGTTGCGCCATTTGAAACAGTAAAGATAACGTCTGGATCATTAATCAAAGGTATTGTTGTTAATGTTTGATTATCGTAAGTTCTTGATATTGTACCGACAATAACAATCAGTTTAACTGTATTTGGGTTAGTTCCCGCTGTTACAGCAACGTTTACCCCCGTAGCCTGTACACCATTTGCCCAGTCACCTGGTGAGGTAGCTGTAGCAACTACACTGTTTTGATTAGATGCATCTTTTAATGGTAACGTAGCAGGAGTCGCACCGGCACCGACAATCCTAACAATATCAAAATCAGTTGCTCCTTGATTCATAGCACCTAGAACTGAAATTGGTCCAGTATAATCAAATGAAAAAGTACCCAATGTATTAACAAACTGATCTGAAGAACCAATTGGAATTCTTGTGTTTACTGGACCTTTCATAAATGATCCAACAACACCAATTTTACTTAAACTTACTGATGGAGTCGGTTTAGGTCCTGTGTTACTCTCATCAATGTCAACGCGTGGAACTACATATTGAGCTGGCATTTTCTCACTCCTCTATTTCAGATTCATTGTTAACAGTTTGAACTGTACTAACTTCTTCAGTGAATAATCGATATTCTTCATATTCAACTTCATAAGTTATTTCCGCTATATGAAGCAATAAACTATGTTGAGCTTCAGTCGTTAAATACTGTATGTGCTTAACAAATCCTCCAATTGCTTCACCATTCAACGTTCTTACATCATCTTGATTTAAGATTAACCGTACTGCATGAGCCAATTCACGAACCTTTTGTTCACCTATTGCTTGGTCTTTATTTTTTATCCAAACGAAAATATTTACCTTTGTAGTACATTTATCATAATCTCGATTTTCATCTTCATATTGTTCATTCTCAATCCCTAAACTTAATCCACTATCTTTAAGTGATATAAATCCGTTTGCTTTATTCCAGTCTTTTAGATCAGATAAAGAAGGGTGAGCTTTTAAATAATCATGTAAAATACTAAGTACATCAGTCAATGCTCTACCTCCTATTTCATTAAGTAAGCCTCAACTGCTCTTAAAATAAACGTTTCATCTTCATTTTGCATTACAAGATAAGGTCGAGCAGGAATAGTAGTTTTATGAACTTTCTTATAACCTTTGCCAAAAGGTATATATAGCGCATCAAATCGTCTAGGAAGAATCGTTCCACCTAATTGATGAATACGTGCATAGACTAAAGAAGAACCAATTTCAACAGATGTATTCGTGATTTCTCCAATTGTAATACTTTTCTTTAATTGGCCACTTTGAGCAAGTAACTTACCACCGTGTACATCTTTTGCAATTCTTCGGCTCTCTTGTCCTGCTCTTCCTCTTTCACCAGCTTTTTGCCATGCTTTTGTAGCACGAGCTTTATCGATTGCTTGCCCTTCATACAATTTAATTGTAAAAGGAGATAACGGTTTCCACTTACTTGGTCTACCTTGATTCTCAAAATTCTTGTCTATACTTTGATGTAGAATTGTACCAATGGTTGCCATAAGTGGTAATGTGTTTACTGATTTTAATACCATTTCTTCTATTTGGGTGGATACTTTTTGTATATCTGCTGATTCAATTATGATCTGCAACTATTTCGCCACCTTTTAGAATTTATCTAGAGCACTGTCTATTAAACTCTTACTCATATAATTAGTTGACAACATCGATGGACGATTACTTGAAGAATCCCTGCCTTTTGATAAATTTACAATATTATCAAGTTCGCAAAATTCCAAGATTCGGTCTAATGACCTTATAGCCCTTTTATATAAAACGTCTCCGTATGTTGTCTGATCTTTAAATCTCTCAGTCGTATGTTCCTCTAATATAAAACTTGCTGCCAAATCAGAAGTTATATTAATAATTACTTGTGGAATCGGTTCACATAAAGGGACTTGATAACGAGAACAAAGGCGACTGTTTACATCTCCAGTCGCCTTAATGATATAAGGATTAATATAAGTATCCTCTTCACCTTCTGTTAACGTTTGAATAACTTTACTGATTCCTTCTACATCTTCTCTATTGCAATACATTAACTGTTCTTGCATATTAGAATACCTTTGCTGATACAATCCAGTTCGGGTGGAATACGCGCGGTAATCCATAGATTCCAACGGTTAAATCAAGATAAGGATTTTTATTAGATTGAGACTCATCTTCAACTAATGCAAATTTACCGGGCTGTGGATTTCCGATACCTCCATTGTGTAAACTGATCGTTGAAACAAAGTCCATCATTTTTTCTCCTGGATAATCGCCAATAATGACAAATTGACCATCCGGAATGAATTGTTGGAAAGACATTGTTTCATCAAGGTACCCTTCGTCATACAGTACAAAGTCTAGGTTAGGAATCAATACTTTTAATCCTTCCGCTACATTTGATAATCCAGTCAATTGAACATTGTAACGTTTTAATAATTCGCGGAAGTTTGCATTTGTACTAAGTGCTTTTGCAACAGTAGTATTAAAATAAGCTTTGCGAGGCTTAGCACCTGTTCCACGATATAAGAGTATCCAAGTATTAATATCAGAAATAGGATCTGATTTTGGATCACTCCATTTTTGTCCAGATACAGTACTAATATCAGGCTTGTTAACATCTGGCACCTTATAATCCACTGTATAATTAACGCCGTTTTCATCAATATTTAGAGTTCCATTTATCACCGACTGCCATGTTAACCACTCTAAACGCGTTTCTAAGCGCGTATCCATATGAATAGATCGTTGAGCGATTAAATCTCTACCAGCACGTTGATTATAAGAGCCTGCTTGACGAGCATATAATAATTCTTGTTCATTGACTCTTAACGTTTCTTTCCAATAAGCTGTACCAAATCGTTTAGTATCCATTTTAGGTACATTAGCTGTTTTTGGTTCACTACCAATTTGATGAGCTTTAGTCATACCGAAGCTTGGTGCTAAGATATCATATTGAATGTCGAGCACGTATTCAGGAACAATCGGACAAAATTGACGTCCAATAAATTGAGTTGGATCTACCGCTCGATTTCGAACGATATGTGTAATTTCTGCAGTAGTTGGAAATTGTAATGTCATTTACTTTCACTCTCCTTAAAATAATAGTTATTAAGATACGATTAGAATGTTTGGAACTGGTTCACGAGCGTTTAAGTTTGTAATAGCTCCTGTATCCAGACCAATTAAGCGATCCTTATAAAAAATCCCCTCTGCATATACCTTTACAGTTTGAGGTAATGTAGAAGGGTCTACTGATTCTGCTAAGATTACTTTTGCTAATTGGCTACCATCAGTGTTAGAACTTTTATACGGAATAAATTGGTTTGAAGCTGTAACCATTCCTAACACAGTTCCTACATCTAAAGGTGTTTGAGTAGGAGCTAATACGGCACCTAAAGTAATGTCGTCTCTTAGTACTGCACGAATCTCTTTACGAGTATAAGTAAATAAATCTGAACTTCCTGGTTGTGGCATTTTAATTCACTCCCCTGTTAGATAAATTAATTTAGATAATAAATTTTCCGTTTTCGTCTACCTTACCACCGATAGCAATAACATCTTCTCTTGCTGCTAATGCGACTTTTTCATCTTCATTTACTGGGGTCTGTGCACCATTTTGGCCCAATTTAATACGTTGCTCTTGTGGTAATGCTAACAACATATTTTTCATGTTATCAGCTGCACTAATTTCTGATCCCTCTGAAAGTTTTATAGATACATTAGCTTGTTCTGATAAAGCAAATTGTTTCCATTGTTCAACCATAGCAGGTGGAATACCAACACCAACCATTTCAGCAGCTTGTTTATCTACTTCGGCCAAACGACGAGCACTTTCTGCTTCAGCAGCTTGTTGTTTAAAAATGTCTGATTGTTGTTGAGCTAGTTTCACTTGTTCACTCATTTGCTTTTCCATCTCAGAAAGTTTTACATTTGTAGCAGTTTGTACTTCTTCAGTTTTTTTCATAAAACCCGTAACCATGTCACTCAGTTTTTGTAAAATACCTTTTGTTTCCAAATCTTCATCATTCCCTTCTTGATCCGCTAATACGAAATCCATATAAAATGTATCTTCTTGGTCTGATAATACAACAGCTCGAGGCAATCTAGTTAAAAACGGTTCGTTTGTCAGTGAAATAGCTGTTAATACTGGGCCTTTAAGCAATCCACTTTCTTTATCCGTATAATTCGGAGTATATTCGGCACTAGCAAACAGATATTTTTTATTACGAATCATATCTTGTACTTCTGGTGAAGTAGGGTCTGCTAATCCATACAACACTCCATCTTCTTCAACTATATCTTTGACCCATCCAAGTGCTTCTGCACTTCCAAATGTCGGAGCATTTGATTTGTCATGACCTATTCTAATAAATGGCGGTTTACCAAGAACATTGCTTTTGAAATTATCGATCATCTTATTGAACATTTCTTTACTACCCTCAATATTTCCATAAGAAGGATGTTTCCATGTGCCAATTCTAAAAAATGGAATCTTCAATGTACCCTTATCCAATTGTTTCACCTCCTTCCAAGTTCCAAAAACGGTGAATTTTGTTACTAGTAAAATACAATGAGCTTGATTAACGTAAGAATCTAAATCCAACCAGTTCCGAAAGCAGTTCCAAAATCAAAGTATCAATTATCTAACCAATACCCATTTTTGAAACTAACCTGTACGCCATCCTTTAGGTATTGGTTTCACTTTGTCCCAATTCATTTTGTCTTCTTGTATTAATTCAGGTTGATACTTTGAATACAATGGAGTTAATACCGAACGGCACCTACCATGTAGAGGTGGTGTGTTACTTGAAAGTGATGGATCACTCATGGACATAATTAAACCGTTCCTACTTTGACAAACCTGAGAAGTTCTAGCATCCATTACAGCTGAGAAACGAATGTAATCAACATCATTTTCTTTAAACGAAGATAATCGGCCACGATTATATGCGTAAGTTGTTTCTGTAGTAAGAATCAACTCAGCTCGATTTAGATTTGTTTTCAAAATCGCTTTTAGTAGCATCTTTACTTCACTATTACTACGACCTTCTAAGCTTTGAAGAATAACTTGCTTAATGCTTGTAATAATATCTGATTCCCAATTACCAGCTAAAACTAACTCTCTAGCTTCTAATGCTTTAATCGCTCTATGTGGCTTGAACCATTCATCCTCTAACCATAAATCTTTTGCTAATTTTTCTGGTTTATGGATAAACTTTTCGTGGAACGGGCCATTATCAGCAGAATTATCATCCTCGGATAACTTTATCTTTTCAAACTTCTTTCTAATATTTTGAGTCAGTACATCTCCAGAAGCTTGACCAGCAGCATAAACTTCTAATATATGATTTCTTAATATCTTACCTAGTTGTCCAACTTGATGGGGATGCCAAGTAACAACTTGTTCGTGAGTTGTAATATATGGTAGATGTATAAAACTTTCTAACACTCTATTAATCTGTTTGAGTGTTATTTTCTCCATTCCCATTAGATCCCGCATCATTTTCTTGTGTAAACGGGTCTCCGATATCTCCCGATGTGTAGCGAGCATATGCGTTTTCTTTTGCTTGAACCATTTGTTCATCTTTTGTCACCACTTTTCGTTGAGGCAATCCCATCTTCAAGCGAACTGCATCAAAGTCTTCTTGTACTTGTGGATCCATATAACCTGAATTTGTTAATTGCACAAATCCTTCAAATAAAATTCTTATATCTTCGCTTTCAATCTCATTCTCTATAAAGCTTCCATAATCATTTTGTGGACCAAAATTGATATCTACTAATCTTCGTACCAGTTGTTCAAGAAGCGCTTCAGTAAGTCCGTTATAAATGTTAGTTACTCCTAAGTTAAATATCCCAAAGTGACTTTGACCTAGAGCATAACTGCCACTTCTTCCACCTTCATCAAATACTAATGAAGGGACCAACATCGATCTAAGAATCATTTTATTTAAGTACTGAATTGCCTTTTCGAAGGATTCTCCAATACCACTTCCACCATTAGTAACTGCCTCTACTTTTGTTTCCCCTTCGTTAGAAGCACTACTGCGTAAAACTATTCCAGTTCTACTTTGGAGATTATCTAATTGTCTCTTGGCCCACTCCATCTGATTGATTTGGTTACCAGGATTATCTGGATCATCTATCAATTCATCGGGTGTTAAAATAGTCATAAGTGGCGTTCCAAATCGGTCCAATGCTCTTGCCCACATCTTTAATATAGGATCCTTTAACAACCAGTTTTTTCGAGCAGGTTTTAAGATACTTTTACCATAATGATTACCAAAACGAGCATTGTGAGAGTATAGTATAGATTTTTCAACAGGGATATCAATTGGACTTCCAGCAAACCATCTCCATTGTTTGAATCCTTGATATTCTCCAGTTTGGCGATCTACATTGATATATATTGTTTTAGGATGATAAGTTGCAAGTCTATTTAGAACAATATTACTTCCACTAGCTTTCCAAACTATCTCTGTTCCGCTATAACCATTCCATATAGCTGATAGAATGTCTTCACAAGCTGTATGTAAGTTACCTTGCATTTCTTCAAAATTTTGATTAACAAAATCTGTAATTTTTTCATTTTCATGTTGATATTCTCCTAGTTTCATAAGAACAGACGAGATAATAAACTGAATACCTACAGCAACTGTCTCATCGGTTTCTACCATACGCTCAAACTCTTCAATGGGTACCGTTTCAGGATTTAATATTGAGTTATCGAACATAAAAAAAGTGGTTTGCAATTGCGAACCAACTTGACTTAGTAATTGTTGCTTAACATCGTTATTCATTTTTTCACCACCTTTTATTCATTTCGTGTATTTCAAATTCATTTTTAGTTTACATAATAATTATTTTGGGAAGTTATTAAATTTACAAACACAGATATATCAACGGTTTATAATTACCACTTTTAATGCAATATGCAGTATTTTATACATTACAATCATATCAACGGTTTTATAAGTGCAAATAAAATTATTTCCCACTTTTAATGCATATTACCAATCAATATCTGCGGTTGTTGTTTTACCTCCAACTTGAACAGCTTTCGTATCTTTTAAATCAGTTACTTCATAATCATCTAAGGCATACCATATAGCACTTAATGTGTGCGGATCGATGTTGAATTCATCCTCTAATAGTTCACCATTCTTATTTACTTTGAACGTAAGGTCTTTTAATTCATAAATTGCATTAGGACACGCATCGGAGCAAATAATTTTTTTAAATCGTTTTACCTTTTTAGTATATTGTGCACGCGATCCTTGAAACTTCTTAGCTGGAACCATTCGAAAGCCTAATTGCTTATAATATTGAATTGTTTTAGGCTCTGCAGAGTCAGCTTTGATTAGTTCTCTTTTTTCCTTGAATTCCGCTATTTCAATAGCAGTTTTATCATCAGTCATCTTGTTTTTGTAGTACTCCCAGTAGATATATAGAATCTTTTTCTGATGATCAACTGATAATCTAATTAAAGCGTTGTATGATTCTTCAAACCCGAAGTCCATACCTGCCTTTTTAAGAGGATTTCGAATGTTCTTTATGTCTTCCATTACTTCATCATGTTTCTTTACTTCGAATTGTGGTAAAACACGAACACCATTAATTCCAAATCGACCTCTCCTCGCGATTCGGTGAAGGTCTGGATCATATTCTTTTATTTCTTCCAACTGAGCGATATAACTTTCTGGTAAAAACAAATTATCATCTGCAGTAGAGTGATGATAGTACGTATCGTTTAAAATAACGGTTCGTTTTTCGTATAGTTCAGCATCATCTAAAATCAATCGATTTATTTGGGCGTTTTTAAAAAAGTGTTTAAATGTCCAATTGTTCTGGCCAACTGGATTAGTAGATAAAATCATATGAAGTTTTAATATCGGATGTCGTAAACGTCCTAGTAATTCTTTAAATCCTTCATATTTAATTTCTGAACATTCTTCTAGCCAAATAAGTGAGATATTATTAATTGACTTTAACTTCTGAGGTTTATCCATCCCTTTAAAAATAATTTTAGAACCATTAGGAAACCGGATTTGCATTGGTGAGGATACACATCTAATTCGGTCATCTAGTCCCAAATCGATGATAATCTCTTCTAATAATGAATAGGTTGAATCCCTATGAGTATCGTAGACTTCACGGACAACTAAAGCTGTTCGTTTCTCAGAAAGTAGTTTAAGAATTACTTTGAATGCAACGTGGTAACTCTTACTAGAACCATACCCACCTACTAAGAACTGAAATTTAGTGCTCCAATCAAAAAGAAAGTCCTCGAAATGAGGATTTACTTCTTTTTCTATCTGCATAATTACTCACACCCAAACAAAAAAGCCGACTCATTCATTAGTCGACTGTCTATTATTTAAATATCTGTATAAAGTTGTTCTACTTAATCCTGTTGCTTCAAGTATTTGTTCTATGCTGAAATCTTTACTATCATACATTTTAAACGCAGTTTCTATTTTTTCTTTTTTCTTAGATGGTCTGCCACCAACTCTTCCTCTTGCTCTTGCTGCTTCTAGTCCAGCTTTTGTACGATCACTTATAATGTCACGTTCAAGTTCAGCTATACTAGCCATCATTCTAAAAAAGAATTTACCCATCGGCGTTGTTGTATCGATTTGATCATTAATAGAAACAAAATTCACACCGCGTAATTCAAACTCTTCTACTAGTTCAATTAAGTGCTTGGTAGAACGACTGATACGATCTAGTTTATATACAACAATCGTGTCGCCCTCCCTTAAATTGTTTTTATCTAACAATTTTTCTAACTCAGGTCTGTCTTTTCTTTTTCCTGTCATTTTTTCTTGAAATATATCTTCGTCTGCAACTCCGTGTTTTTTAAGTGCATCCAATTGTAAATCTAATGACTGATCTTGCGTACTTACACGAGCGTATCCATAAACCTTCTTTGACATTTTAAATTCCCCCTTGGTTAAATAGTACCAAAAAGGGTAATTTTTGTAAATAGGTATTTTGTTTTTGGAATTGAGTTTTGAAACTAACGAAAGGTTGATTACTCGGTAGTTTATAAAATGACTATAATTAATACTTTAAACATTCGTTTTTGGAACTTTCACTCACGCCACACGGAAAGCGAACATTCTGTAATGTGGACTAGAATTAGACAATTATGTTTTCTTCTTAATGACAATCTCTATTGGTTGTTCACTTAAATTTGTCTTTTCTTTGTCTTTTTCCCATTTCTCTCCCATAATACGTAATTTCTCATCTTCAACTTTACGTTTGAAGTTATCAGGGAATAAATCGAAGTAAAGTGAAAGTTTCTCTAAGGCTTTCATTTTATCCGCTAATTTGATAGAGACTCCTTCTCGACCTTGTTTCACTTCGGATATTATCGTTCCATCTACTTCTGTTGAATTATTGAAATCAACAAAATTAACTTTATGCATAATAGGTTTCTTTTTGTCCTTATCTTCATACAACGGACCATACATAGTCATAACCTGTTCTTCTCGTTGCCCAAATGACAAATAATCAGATACATCAGCAAAAGCAATTTTCACATAAACATTTAGCACGTCCATAGCATCTAAAAACAGCTCATTCATCATTGTTCCTTTAATCCTTTTAATTTCTGCTGAAATCTTACTATTCCTTACGAGTTCACTCGCTGTAACATGAGCTCGATCTGGAGAATATCCAGCTTTAATTGCTGATTGTGTTCCATTAAAGGATTTAACGTAATAAAGACAAAAAAGCCGTTGCTTTTCAGTTAGTTCACTTTCGTCAATGTCTGTTATCTCAACCTCGAATTTTCTTTCAGAACGTTCTGCTTTTTTTACGGAACGTTCCGTTTTCTTTTTTGTCTTCTTTTTCGGAGCGTTTCGGAACGTTCCGTTTAATTTTGCTTCCCAGCTATCCTTGTTCTTCCAGCCTCGAACAGTACCGTCAGAAATACCAAGTTCACTAGCGATTTCGTTTAATTTCTTTTGACCAGAACTATTTTTCCAAATTTCGAACGCCTGGTCTCTACGGGGATCTCTCTCTTTTGCCATGAGTCCTCATCACACCACCTCCGCATATTTTTAAAATAAAAAAGGACGCCTTATCAGAAGGCATCCGCTGCACATAAAATATGATAATTTAGTTTACTATTCTTTATAGCCTCTAAACGACACCGTGCTATATTTATGAGAACATTTAAAGGGGGTGTGCTTTAAAAGTTAGTCAAACTACATAAGATTTTTGGAGGAATCTTTTAAAAGCACGATGTCGTTTACAAATTACAAATTGTCTCAGTTAATCACCCAGGAGGAATAGCTAGGATTTAGAGACAACCACTGTAAGTCTACAGTTTATGGTAATGGAATTTCACCATTACGTCCCCGTGATAATCGTACGCGATAAACGCTAGACTCCTGTTACTTCCCCCTGTATAGCTGAGTAACTATCAACATCATTCGATACAACCGAGCTCGCCATTGATAAGGGATAGGGCGCATCTCCCAAGAAGTGATAAAAACTTCTTAAGATAATCGTACCGTGATTTTAATTTTAAATCGGTACCCAAAAAGGGGCCCAAAAAGTATCCGTTTTGTTCCATATTCTCCCATCCGCTCTTATCAAATCATCCCTAAACATACAGCAATATGTTTTAATGCTTTACCCTTTTTAATGTAATACTTTTTCTTTTTTAATTTCAGCAAGTCGACATATATATAAGTGTCTGTATGATTTTTAGTGTCTAGGTATCCAAGTTCAATGATTTTTCTAGATTCTTCATCCAAACTTTCTAGAGCTCTATTTATTTGATTAACTCTTATTCTATTTTCTAATGAATTGTCAGTAAGAATAACAAATAAATCATCAACTCCATATGTTTCACGTTCCTCTTTATTTTTCATTTGGATAATTAAACCTTTATAACGTTCCAGTTCCTTTATTACCTCTTCTCTTATTGCTCTATCTAATAATTTACTATTATTCTTTTTCACTACATTTCTAGATTCTCTTCTTTCATTTGATTCATCATTAGATAATTTAAGTTGTACTACGTTCATTATTAGACTCCCCCTGATCTATAATGTTTATATTTAACCGCTCCTGGTTTACTTACTGATTACTTACTGTTTCTTTTTAAATTGGTTTTCGATTTCATCCATTAGCATTTGTACATATGGACTTCGTTTTGGTTGTTCTCCGATTACTCCAGTTCTTTTATCCGCTCTATGTGGATGCACTGACCATCTAATGCGATATATCATTTTCTTTTTCACGTTTACCATCCTTTTTAGCCAAAATAAAAAACGACTACAATTCAATGGCAGCATTCGTGCTACCTTGATTGTGTCGTCCAGTTTTCTGGTCTGACTTTATATGTACTTAATTGATATTTTTTAGATTTTCATATAAATCTTCTGTTCGTTCACCATTTTCATATCTCTCAATTGATTGTGAGATAATAGTAGCTCCAAACAAACCAGTTGGAATAGATTTATAAACCTCTAACATTTCTTTTGCTCTATTTATTTCATATTCCCAATCTTCATTCGTGATTTGTTCCACTTTCATATTTACAAACGCCTCCGCTCAATAATTTAGTTGCCTCAAGCATATTCCATTCACCTACTGATAAATTTTGTATGTTCGTTTCCTTTTTTCTAAAAAATCTTTTTAAGAGTTTCATAGTACACTACCCACTCCTTTTAAAATTAGGCTTCTGTCGTTCCACCTAAGAAATGATAATAAAATCCTGTAATTTGAGCGAACTTTAACTCCAGTTCTTGTTGCTTATCATTTAATTTCGTTTGTGATTCATTTGTAAATACATAATCAAATTCTTCTGGATAATCGCCATTTTCTTTTTCTTGCTCAGTTACTTGTCTAGTTTCTAATTCTTTATCTATCCAATTTTCAAAAGCATCTTCTATGTACTCAATAATATCGTTAAGGTAATATTCGAATTGTTGAATTTCATTCTTCCAATAATTCATAGCAATCCTTTTATCGTCCCATTTTTGGAAGAATGGAATTTGCAAAGCATCTTCTTCTTCAATAACAATAGATACATGTTTTTCAAAATCAAACTTTACTGAAAAGCTATTACCTTTAACATTTAAAACAATTCCTTCAAATCTTCCGTTCATATTGAAGCTTGTATCCAGTCCTATAGCATTGTCGGAACCTCTTTCGTTATAAAACCATATATCAGCTTCTACTTGATTTTTAGCATAGACAATTTTTCCTTCATCTAATGGTTTTAACTTGATCGTATTGTTAGTTACTTCTTTTGTTAATCTAACATAGGATCCGCTCTCTAATTGTCTATGTCTTGACAATTCTTTTGTGATCATAATAACTGCTCCTCCTTTTTACCGCACATTAAACAAGTTGTAGTTGCTCGTATCTATTTTCTGCTAATTCAGTTGCGTAATCTGATCGTAGAATCACATCAAATATTGATTCTAGTACTTGTACTACAATACTGTTACCTGCTTGATGGTACAATGTCCCATTCAAACAACCTTCTCTTGAAGGATGTTCTTTTAAAGCTGCTTCGTAGTCTTCATCGTCAAAACCCATCAATTTCCAACATTCCCTCTCTGTTAGGTACCGATAACGTCCATCTGGTAATTTAACAACTCCACTATTAGGACAACGCATTTGTTTTGTAGTAATCGTATATACATAATCTTTAATTTCTTCTAACATTCTCCCACCATAATTGCCTGGAACAATTGGTTTACCTGGTAATTTACTTACCATACTTGGTTGCTTGATAATGTACTTATCGTCTACATTAGTTTCTAAAAACTCATTTATCGATCGCATAGGTCTTTTATGAAGTTTTCCAAAATCAAAATGTTCATGTCCTAATATTGAGACTGTAAATAATCTTTCTCTCGCTTGTGGGATCCCGAAATTACGAGCGTCTAAAACTTGATATGAATTGGTATACCCTAGAACCTCCATATCTGATAAATAGTGATTAAAAGCTGAGACCATTCTTTTTGAAATGGCATTCTTAACATTTTCCCATATAACAACTTTAGGTTTCCATATACCTAGATTCTCAATAATCTTAATCGTTTCAAACATTAGTGAACTTCTTGTACCATCTTCTACATTTCCGCCATATTGTTTTCCAGCGATACTAAAGTCCTGACAAGGCGAGCCATGTACTAATATATCTGGTTGTAAGTTATATCCTATTACTGACTCCGGTTTGTAGCGATTATCAAACATTGCGTTGTAAGTACGAACAGCTTTTTCATTCCACTCAACGTAATCAATAGATTTATGTTCAACCCCTAAGTTTTCTAAAGCTTTACGAGGAGCTCCAATTCCACCAAATAATTCAAGTATCTTTATCAAACTTTCCACCTCTTATTGCACTTAATTTATCTACTCGAACCATCCTCAAAACTAATCCTAAGTTTGTATTTCAAAGCATTAATCTCTTCTTTAGTGCTCTCAAACGCATTTCTCCATCTTTGCATGTTCCCATATGCTTGTGCTTCTTCTTCTCTTATTTTTGTAACTGCAAGTTCAGCTTCTACTGCTTTATTTTTCTTTGCTTTTAAATATGTTTCTGCATGTATTCTTTTCCGTTTTGCATAAAACATCTTGTATTCTTCAGATAGTTCGCCAGCTAACTTCCCAATGAAAACTAACATTTTAGAAAGTATTTCTATGCGCTCCATCCGCTCCACAATTCCTTCTTCTGGTAGCTCATTTAATTGTTGCTGGTACATACGGATTTGTTTAAGATGAGTTTCAATCCAGTCCGGTTTTTCATTCATCTGGTAATTCACCTGTTTCTGCAAATGTTTGTAAGATTGGCAATAACTCCTGAACTTGCATTTGTGTCAAATGCATTCTTGTTGAAAGTAATACATCTTCTGGAATGTAATAAGAAATCCAACCAGTACCACCTTCTTTTGTTTTAGAAGCCATTATCTTAGGGTCCGCGTCATCTACACCAAACCATATTGCATTTTCTGTAGCTAAAGAAGATTTTTGAATACTACATTCCGCTCCATACCTATCCATAAACTCGATAATGCCAAAACCTCTGTTTGTAACTCTTTTTTTATATCCAAGTTACTTCCTCCGTTCTAATGCATTAACTTTCTACATATCTCTGCTTCTATCAATCTTCTATAGTAAATTTGTTTCTTTTTATTTGCTGGATATCTTTTATGTAAAAATTGCGAGTACGTTGTTTGGGTAATACCTAAAAGCTCACTCATTTGCTTTTTGTTTATATTTAATGTCAACTGTCCAATTAACAACAATTCTCTAAAATAATGATTTGAATAGTCAGATAGACTCTTCATATGAACTCTCCTCAATATTCAGTGGCAAAAGCATAAAATGGGTTCCCCTTCCATTGACTTTCAATTAAATCACTAATAGATATTTGAGTAGTTCTAGCTTCATCATCAAAAATCATATAATCCATAGGAACAACATGCGGATTATCAATTTTATCCTCGTCGTAAACAGTGATTTCAGTAAAATAAAATTTGATTGCTTGTTCCAACGACTCCGCTGCTATTGCTTCACAATCATTTAGTTGAAATACCTGGACGATAGGAACTACTTTTAATTGAACCTTTCCGGAAGGAGTAACTAAATATCCACCACATTCACATTCAATTCCATTTTTATTAGCATGTTGGTCTTTAGGTAATTCTTGTTCTTTATTACAGGACCAACAACAATGAAGTATTTTCATATTTATAAATTTATCTGTTGGAGACTTTTGGTTTTGCTGTTCTTTTTCTATACAATTTAGCTGGCTCACTATGATCTCTCCTAATATTAATTTCCGACGACTCAGCACGAAGCACTTCCCTTTGCCATGCAATTTGGTCTTCGTACTCTTTTTTTGCTTTTAAATCATTTATTTGATTTTTCATGAGTCCTCCTTAATTGCCATGTTCATTTAAATACTTGTGATAATTTAATTCGAGTATTTTATCGCTTTGTTTCTCCCAGTAATCCTTTGTATAACCTGTCCAAATTGACAACCATTCTATAAACATTTCACGATCTGTTTTACTCATTCTATAACTCCTATAATCTAGTTTTTGATTGAGTCATGATATCTGTTACTTTACCGCCGTGCCACGTAAACTCTTGTTTACCAAATCCAGTATCAGGAGCGCTGATTTCTGTTATTTTTTGGTCTTTTACTACATAGATTTTATTTTCATCTAGGCTGATTTCTGTAGTGTTTTGTTTATTCATCTTATTCCGCTCCTTACCCATTCCTTTTCTTTGTCAGACTTTCCGATTACATAATCCAATCCATTAAACTTTTTCTTTTCTGGTTTACCATACTTAGCAAAAACTTCTTCACGTTTCATATCGTGATGAATACTACAGTGGGATTTTGAAATGAAATCCGCTCTATAACCACAACCGGGATATGTACAAACTTCCATTAACGTAATCCTCTTTTTCGTTGTGACATTTTCTTTCTCCAGTAGAGCTTTCGATTAAATTTAACTTGAGAAACTTTACCACTAATACCGCTGCTCCAATCGATATATATACTTTCACTTCCTAATTGCGGATCATCTTCAAACAACTTATCTGTAGTAAGAGAGAAATTAATATCTTGATTTTTTTTACTTACTTCTGATTTAAACTTTATTTCTCTAACGAATTTAGCTATATTTTCACAAGCACCCTTAACTGCTTTTCTAATCATTTTCATTGGTTCTTTTACCTCCTAATAAGGTCCTTTATCATCGAAATTCTGCTTCTGTTTTGGGAAGTATTCTTTCTGTTGTTTCGGATCAAATGGATTCTCGTAATAAGTTGGCTGTTGCTGTTCAGTTTGTCCACGTGTTTCTAAGAATTGCACTGCGTCTGCTACAACTTCCGTAACGTAAACTTTCTTTCCATCTTGTCCTTCATAACTTCTTGATTGAATACGTCCTTCTACTCCAGCTAAGGATCCTTTTCTTAAATAGTTAGCAGCGTTTTCCGCAGGCTTTCTCCAAACTACACAATTGATAAAGTCGGCATCACGATCACCTTGCTGATTTGAAAAAGTACGATTTACTGCAATAGTAAAAGTAGCAACAGCTACTCCGTTTGGTGTATATTTCAAATCTGGCTCCTTAGTTAAGCGACCTACTAAAACAACTTTATTAATCAATTAGCTTTCGCCTCGATTCCGTATAGCTCATCCACCCAAACTAAATAGTCTAATAGACATCTAGCTGAACCTTTCACTCCATATGCATAAACATCAAAGTCATCTTGCGGTATGCTTTTGCTCCCTTTCTTTGCATCTTTTACTTTTGAATTGTCTATGTAGTGTTTCATCACTGTGAAAGGAACATAGTAAATTGTTCTTGAATCTGAAAATTCAATCAGTAAGAAACAAACCGCTCCTAGTTTATGAGCTTTTTCTAAATGTTTAATTTGATGATCGTGAATGTTTTTCAAATCAAATCTTCTACCTTTTACTGTCTTTGCTTCAAAATAAATCGCTCTACCTTTATATACTCCGTCATAATCAACTGTGCTTTTTGATTCATACACTCCGTTAATTACTTTATGTCCATTCGATTTTAAAACTTTTACTGGGGTTGGGCTTTTGTTTATCATTGCCACTCCACCATTTTCATATTGAATATTGGCCATGTTTATTAAATTTTCAAAGGCCATACCTCTGTTTCCGTGGTGCATTGTAATCATTCCTTTGCTTGTAATAATTGCTGCAGCTCCATTGATGACATTTCGTATAGTTGTCGTCCGTCCTGGTGTTCGTATACCTTATTATTGATTAGTAGTTTAATAAGTTTCCGTTTCCGCTTTGCTCTTGCTTTTTTAATTACTTCAACCTTTTCCGCCGCTTCTCTCAAAATCAATTTACAAAACCCTCAATTCCTAATCCTATTTTCCGTTTTTTAATGATTCCTTTTTGAGCTTGGTCCAATATGATAATTGCGATTTCAATTTCTTTTCTTTCTAGTCGTTTACAAATCACATTAATTGGTTCATCTTTCTTCCACATATCTCTAAATTCTCTTAGATCATCTTCACTCCAAAGAAAATCATAGTTTTCTAACGCGATATAATTTTCAGTCCATACTTTTTTAACTTCCATGTTTACACCCACAACGTCTTTGTTTGATTGTTGTATCTATGTATAAGATGTAGTTCTCCTGGTAAGTTCTTAGAAATCAGCCAGTCTGACGGATTTAATCCAGCATCTTTCATTGTGATCAGCTGTTTTTTTGTTGGTTTCTTTCCGTTCTTCATCCCATAACCTCCATGTACCTATTATGTAATTCGAGATATGCAGCTTCTTTGATGTTAGATTTGCAGTTTTCGTTTTTGATAATTTGATAGAGTTGTTGAATAGAAGCATTTTTAAAGTTCAAATACATTCACCTCTCATAAAATACATTCTTTTCGCGCGTATTAACTCCAAAAAAAATTATATTTTCCTTATATCCATTCCATAAAAATCACATAATTTAATAGCTGTTTCTCTACCTGGATTTCTTATTCCAGTTTCTATTTGCGAGTAAAAACTAGAACTAATATTTAGATATTCAGCTACCTCTTCTTGCGTTAGGCCTCTTTTCCTTCTAATTCCAATGATCTCTAGCCTCTTTCTTTTATCTTTAGACATTCTTTTACAACCCCTTAATTTCACAATTGCAAAAACCTTTATAAATAAATAATACACGCGTTTGGCGTGTATTTCAACATGTTATAATAATTTAACAAGAAAAAAACTTGCATATTGCATAGTTTTTGAGGATAATTTACTATATATTATGTGTTTAGTAAACTGTTAGCATAAACAAAACACTTACTAAGGAGTGTCTGTATGGAAGACTTTAAAAAAATATTATCTACCAGAATAAAGGAACGGAGAAAAGCTCAAAAAATTCCGGTTCCAACGATTTTAGATTATGTTGATATACAAAGAAGTACTTACGATGGTTATATTCAAGGGAGAAGAACACCTAAACACGAAAGACTTGTAAAGTTAGCAGAAATCTTAAATACTACTACAGACTATCTAACTGGAAAAACAGACGATAAAATGTTAGCAAGTTCAGATGTAAAAGATGTTTTAAAAAATAAAACTTTAACAATAAACGGTCAACCTTTAACAACTGATCAATATAAAATATTGGATGAAGCGTTGAACTTAATATTAAATCAAGAGGTTTAAAGAACAACCCCCTCACTGAGTGGAATTGTTCTTTTTTTATTTATGTAATAATTGTTGGATTTTAGTTTGAGCTTCTTTTGAAATCGATAAATTTTCTGATAGATCAATAAGCAATCTATCAACCTCAATTTTTGAGTCTTTGACATAGTTATTTACGTTGATGTTAATTTTTCTTGCTAACATAATTACTTTGTCTAAAATATCATTACTTTTTACAACTTCTACTGCAGTTTGCATCGATCATTACCCCTTTAAAAATTTAGTATTTTTTATTTTTAAATTTTACTAAACATCCCTAAAAATGAGTAAAGACATCATCTAAGTAGATGATGTCTTTTTATAATACTGACGAATCAGAAACCTCCGCCACCTGGATCAACACGATATGGTTGTATGTTGTTTGTACCAACCAAAGCAACATCACTTGAGCTTAGATTTTGTTTAACAAATCCTCCGCCACCTGGATCGCTATAAGTCTGAATAGAAGCTGTGTCTTTGATGTGTTTTTCTCCTACAGGTTCACCAACTTTGCTAGATGTTCCTGCTAGACTTAATGCTATAATTGCTGACAAAACGATTTTCTGCAACATATAAACTCCTACTTTCCATTCATTTCGCGCGTATTTTTATTATAACATACAAAATATTCCATGCAATAAAGTAGAAGGTATATTTTTAAAATTCTATTAAATGATCACTTAAATTATTTGCATAAAAAAGATTTCCATTTTTTATAAATTGAACTATAGCGCTATTAAACAAATCTTTATCATTAAGTGCTAGTGATTTATAGTACATTTGAAAAGTTGATAAAAAACCACGTTCAGCTTCGATCTCATTTAATAAAATTACAGATTTTTTTTTAGAATCTTCGTCAAGTTTAGCATAGTAATGAGCTCGTTCGGATTTATCTGTTAAGTACAGACCATCAAATTTATTATTAGTAATGTTAATAAAATCAGATGTTGATTCTATAATACTTTTTTTCCTTAAGTAAATAGCACTTAATTTTAATTTTTTTAGAGCTTCCATTGCTAAATTTATATACTTCATACTACATTGATAATCACTAAAAGCTTTAATTTCACTCATGACACAAAGCATTGTTATATAAACAATCGGGAATTTTTCATAATTTATCTCGTTTAATTCATTGTTAATAAAACTTTCTACAAATGTTAATTCATTTTTTCTCATTTTAGATATAATGATTATTTCTGCTAATCTTAATCTAAATGCTTCTTTCAAATACCCGTTTGATAATTGCCTAATTTGTTCATGGATACTTTTGGAGACATTTAATACTAGATCGTAACTATTAAAGTCGAAATAAGCATACAAAGTTATGATTTTTATTAAAATTGAAGTCTCTATATGATTAGTTCCTCTTAATTTAATCTCATCGACTTGATCATAATATTCTTCCGATGTAACTAATTTTTTATTTCTTTTTCTCAATAAAGAGTACATATCAATTAACTTTTTTTCGATTTTTTCACTTTTTTCATGTATTTCAAATAAAAAATCCATTAATTCTTCATTACCGTTATGTGAACACCATTCAAAACACTCTCTTATACTCTCTGGCCTAGAATCACATTTGCAAAATCTTAATATTTTTTCTCTTTTTTCCTGTTCATTAGAATAAACAATATCTAGTAACTCTAAGAAGTTTAGAAAACTCATTTGATTTGTCCCATTGTAATAATGTGTAATTTGAGAGCGATTAACATTTAAAAGGTTTGCTATATATATATTTTTTATTTTTTTATTTTTGGCATCATCCTTAATTTCACTCATTAACTTTTTCATTTATTCACCTCGAACATTAATAAATGCAGAAGATTATGCACGTTTAATGTGTATAGTATTACACAAAATTATACACGTTGAAAGTGCATAAACCAACATTTATTTACATAATATTCTAATATTCTAAAAATAATTAAAAATTATGTATAAATGTGATATATTTATATATATTTATATTTATATTTTTGGAGGGTAGTGAATTGAAAAAAGTTACGTCAACACTTGATAAAACTCTAGATCTACTTGGAGTTACGCCTTACTACCTAATCAAAAAGACGAACATCCGTTCTGATACTGTATATTATATCATAAATAATAAATTTCAAAGATTAAATACTAAAATTCTTGAAAAAATATTAATTGCGCTTGAGGAAATAGCAGAAGAACAAGGAATCAACAGAAAATTTAATATAGAAGATATAATAAAGTATAAATAAAAATACCAACTATCTTTTTAGATAGTTGGTATTTTTATATTGCATTTCGCGCGTATTAAATCTATAATTCTAATTAATTAAACTAAATTTAACAGAAAAAGGAAAAGCTTCTAGTCCTGTAAAGGTTTGGCCACCACCAGGATTAGAAGCTCCATTAAGAATTTTCTTGTACATATATAAATGTTTATTTGATTTTAACATATTTATGTGTATTTTTACAAGAAAATATTCCTCTTATTTAATCTCCTTTTTCTATAAAATGGGGGTATTTTTTATGGCTTTAGTAAAAGTAATGGAACTACCAAACAATTTTTTACGAGTACCAAACGAGACTTGTAAACATCCAGAGACGGAGATCCCTTTAGAATCTTTAGGACTATTAATAAACATATGTCATTACTCAGGTAGCTGGGTTATACATAAAACAGAATTGTACAAGCGTTTTAAAAAGAATAAAAAAACTTCTGTTTCTAACGCATGGGATTCATTAGTAGATGCAAACTACATCATCGAGTATAAATATCGTAACGGTAAGCAATGGGAATACATATATTATGTTCGCTTACTACCTTTCACAGAAGAAGAAATCAAAGCTATTTATGATGAAGCAAAGCAAGAATACGGTGAGATATTTGGATTAAAACTTTCTACTTCCGAAAATCAGAAGTCCAAAAAAATTTCTACTTCCGATTTTGGGAAGTCCAAATTGGACAGTTCAAAATCAGCAGATAATAAATACTATACTAACGAAAAACAAATTAACGAAAAACAAACCGAAAAAGAATATTCTCTTGAACTTGGTTTTGATGTAGAAGAAAGTTTACCTTTTGATATGGTAAGAGAGATTGATGATGATAAGCCTTCTTTTCAGAAGGACACTCTTAACGAACAAGATGTAAAATATATTGTTGAGAAACTTACTTTACAATTCAAAGAACATTTAGCATTAAAATCTATCAATTCAGTAATTAGAAAAGTAATGAATAAATATAGTAAAGGTCAGATAACTGATCTACAAGAATACTTGTTTACTAGTTTAAATAATAAATATATTCAGATTGATAAAGAACGTTATGAGCGTAAGTTAAGAAAAGCTGCAGAAGAAGACAAACATAATGAATCTAAAGAAGAGTATCAACCTATGGGTATACCATTTTATAATTGGCTGGAAGAAAAAAAATAGAATACATATGGCAGAGTTAAGAAAAAATAAGATATATTCCAAAAAATGACAAAATGATATAATTTAAGTAATTTTATTATGTTAGGAGTATATAAGGATGAATCGAAGACGAATAACCTTGTTATTTTTAATTCTCTTTTACCCACTTGGTATATTTTTCATGTGGAAAAATAAGCATTTTCCTAAGATCGTTAGAATCTTACTATCTAGCTTTTATGGATTTATAACATTATGCATTATTATTGGTAATTTAGCAGATGATTCTTCATCTAACCAAGCTGAAAATTCAAAAGAAACAGTAACAACAACTGTATCTAAAGTTGATAAACCTAAAGCAGATAAACCAAAAGTTAAAAAAATACCGCTAAAATTGGAAACTGTACCATTAACTGACAAATCCAAGTCATTAAGTGTAATTAAAGACTATAATAGTGATGCATCTGAGGTTATGGATATAAACGGAGCAGTGACAATTAATATTTCTAAAGACAAGACTTACTGGGACGAGAATAGCGTTGTTGCGAATACTGCTGATGATAATTACAAGTTAATGTATAAATTACTTAAACGAAGCGATGTTAAAATGGTTACGGTTAACGCTATAGTGCCAATGACAGATATTAAAGGCGGAGAAAGTACTCAAAATGGCGTATCCGTTACGTGGACCAAAGACACAATTAATGGTATGAACATAGAAAATTTTGATCCGAGCAATTTCTACCGTGTTGCTGATGATTATAATGTGTATCCTGGTATCTTATCGCAGCTAAAATCAACCACAAAAACTGCATATTTTGAGTAAGAACGTTAATTGACTTTTCTATTAAATTAGGAAAGTCTTTTTTTATTGTTTTTTCCAGAATAGAACTATTATCCACCACCGCTATAGCGTGGCTTTCATAAATAGAAATCCTTATAGTTATTTTTGTATCTATTTTTTATAAACTATTACGGTACGTGAAATTATTTCATCAAGTAAACTTTATCTATCACTTCAAAGTACATGCGTATATCTTTATAAAATGCCCTACAACGCTTTATTCTATCTAGAAGGACTTTTATATACAGTATAGAATTATTTACTTAAATTAAACCGTAGCGAGGTGTGATATGAAGGAATCACAACGGGTATACTCTCCAAAGGAATTAGCCACTATTTTAGATATTAACCCTTCTACACTTAGAAAGTATGCCGACATACTGGAAAAGAAAAACTATAAGTTTCATAAGAACGATCTAGGACACCGAGGCTATTTTGATCATGACGCTATAGCGTTTAGAAAATTAATAGATTATTCACGACAGGAAGATATGACATTGGAAAGCGCCGCTATTGCTGTAGTAGCATGGTATTCATCCTCAGAAAGCGCGATAGCCGCTACAGTAGAGACTGAAGAAACACATACAAAAGACCGCTATGAGGACACTATAGCGTTTTTAAAGGAGTTCGCTACACAACAAATGAAGTTTAACCAGGAACTATTAAACCGTCTAGATGAACAAAATCGTTATATAGAGCAGAGTATAAAGGCCCGTGATACCGCTCTGTTAGAATCGATTCGTGAAATACAAGCAGATAAACTCGCTATAACCACCGCTTCACAATCATTTTTTACCCGCTTCATCAACCGCCTTTTTAAAAAGCATAGTTAACCATCTTATAAATACTATCAATAATTTATACTATTATTCTATTTTTAATGAAAGTAACACCAAAGTGTTATAAAAATATTGCGAAGGTGTTATAAAAGTGTTACCATATATTTGCAAGGTAAAATAATCCAATTTAGGAGATGATTGTTAATGGGAATCAAGGCTGCTTCATTAGATGGCGGAAATGATAGTTTAAAAGGTTTTATTGGTGGTTTGTCCGAAGAACACCGTGTTTATATACCGAATGTAGTAAAAAGAATGGATAGTCGTTCTATGCTTTCTGATGACAACGATCCTATCGAAGAATTACACGTTCGTATCACTTCCAGTGCTTTAAAAGAGTCAGCTACATATGCAGTTGGGAATTTAGCTGCTAAAGAAGTAAATAACGATGTTGTATCTAATCGAATTAAAAAAGGAGACTCTGAACAAACAATAATTCTTCTATTAACTGCACTTGCTTTAGATGCTGCTAAAAATTCAGATAAAGAAGTAATTAATGTAACTTATATACTAAGTACAGGTCTTCCACTGGATGAAGTAAAAGATGACGAAAACGCACGTGCTAACTTCAAGAAGAAATTAATGGAAAGTATGCATGAAGTTAAATTCGAACAAACACCAGGTGGCCTAAAAGGAAAGATTGTCCGTATTCAGTTTGAGGATGTTATCGTAAGTATTGAAGGATATGCTGCAATGATCAACCTAACAATGGATGATAGTTTCAAAAAGAAAAATCAAAATTTATTAACTAAGAATCTATTAATTAATGATATCGGCGGAAATACACGAGATAAAGCAATAATTAGAAATGGTAAAATCGACAACGAAAGCTCTGAGGGAGATATCGCAGGTATCGGTAGATACTTAGACTTAATTAACAAAGACTTAGATCGTGAATATAGAAAAACAATTTTTAAATCACGTCGTCAATTAGTAGAAAATATCGTTCGTGAAAAAGACCCATACATCATTAAGCCAGACGGTAAGCCAGTATCAATTAAATCTACAGTTGATAAACATTTAAATACATTTGCTCAATTACAATACAACGATATTATAAATACTTGGGACAATGTAGGAGACATTGATGAAATTTACAATGTTGGTGGTTCCGCTGCTTTAATTCGTGAACAGTTAGAGATTCTTAATACTGAAGGTAAAGGTTATGTAATGCATTTCTTAGATGCAGATGAAAGTATTTGGAGCATTGCAAAAGCTTATTTCAAAATCTTGTATATCGTTGCGAAAAAAAGAGGAATTGAACTAACTATTGAAAAAGTTGGTGTATAAATCGTGGCAAATAAAAAACCATTAGAGCCCGGTAAAACATTTTCGGTAAAACTTCCCGTTGATATACCAGAAGAAACACTAAGTTATTTAAATGGATTAGAAAAAAGAAACAATGAAATGTTAAATCTAATCGAATCTGCAGCTAAAAGAAATAACAGAATAGATAATAACAGTATAAATGTAGACTTAGAATATAAACTTTCAAACGAAGAACGAAAATTTCTAGAAGATCCTATCACTCAAAAGTCTATAGCTGCTTTTATTACAATGATTATTGGTGGTAGTACTACAATTACTGTTAATCAAATGAATAAACAAATTGCAAATAATGATATAATTGAAGAAGACTTTTCCGATTTTGATAATTTAGTTGATATTGAATAATCAGGAGGCTATTATGTTTACAAAATTCTGTGAAAAAAACATGTATGTTAAAGAAGCTTTAATTGCAAACCCTCACAAATATAGTGAAGATACTCAAAATGAATTAAGATTACACGTTTTAGAGTGTGAAGTATGCCAGGCATCTATGCAAGAAGCAGAAGACTTTGCAAGAATGATGGAAGATTGATCAGTAAAAAATCATTAGCAACCGCTGCTAATGATTTTTTATATTAATATACTTATAGTTTGACCAATCCAAAAAACATCAGATATGCCATTATTCATAGCGGACCATCTGTTAAAATGATGGTCCGCTACTGATGGTCTAAACCATCGCTTAAAATAGTTCTAACCGATTGATATTATTAATCTTTTTGTTATATTTCTATTTGTTCCAAACCCCAACTAGATATATATTTCAAACCCTTGAAAACGATGTTATTTAGGCTCATTCATGCTAATACCTTTTGTATTGGACCTTATTTAAATATTATATAATCTAACTTTCTTTTTTGTTTTTGATATAGTATTTTTATTACCCTTCTTCGTTTTTTCTATAACTGGAAATCCATGTTTAATAGAATGTTCATATATCTCTTTTCCAATTAATATAGCTTGTTCTTTTGTCATTTTCATATGAATTCTCCTCTCTTAATCTCCTTATTTTAATTTTGTCCAAATTATGAATTTTATATACATAAACCTCCTCCCTGTCACATAAATTTAGGACAAAGGGACAGTGTCCTAAATGTTAGGTACCAAAGAGGAGGCTAAATCTGTTGCTAAAAGAGGAGAGAAAGGTAAGAAAAGATAAGAAAATAGATATAAAACCAACGATTCCGACAAGTATTAAATCTGGTTTGTATCAATTATCATCTATTACTAACCAACCAGTAAAAAGTATTGGAGAATACATTTGTATGGAAGGTATTTCGTCAAATGAAATTATCGAATTATTATCTCAATATTTCAGAAGAGATTACTGGCACAGATCCACTTTAATTTTAGGAGACCTCGATAGATCATCCTTACAAAAAGTAAAATTGAGTGCTTCTAACGAGAGGATTACAATTAAATTTACAAACGAGTTTAATGAAGAACTAAAAGCTTTAGCCTTTTCGATGGATATAACACCATCTAAGGCCGCTGCTATTCTTATAGATGTAACGATCAAACATACAAATTTTATAAGCGATTATATAAAGAAACACGTTACCTCAAATCTTAATTACAGTAGAGTTATAGAATTAAGAGAAATGTTGGTGTTTATTAATAAGCATTGTCCTTATACGCTGTCATGGGGAGCTTTTATTTCGTACCTATATGGTAAATCAAGAGGAGATAAAACTGTTGTATCTCAGGAAGTATACGACTGGATAAAGCAGTATGAATAAAAAGAGCCTTACCAAATGGTAGGGCTCTTTCAAACGTTTGTTAACCTTTTT